CTTCCGTGAGCCACTTAAACCGTGTATCTGCGAGTCCTTGCGGGTATACTGCTTACTTAGTACCCATTACCTAAATGTTTCATCCTTTTTACGAAAGCCGAAGTTTGGGGCAAGTCTTCTACTTGAAAGACTTGCAAAAGCTGAACCGCAGCGATTCTTTATTGCTTGAGCAAGAACTCAAGGCCGCCATTGAAGTAATGGTCAAAAGAGCAGAGTCAGAGTGGGGTACTGCCGAGCCTGAAGCCTTGAAAAAGCTCAGTGTTAAGCTAAAAATCACAGAGAAATTTCTTGAGCGAATCTCTCAAGTAAGAGAGCATGATTTACTCAAGATTGATGAATACCATCTGGTATTCCTGCGTCAAAGGCTTGCCAATCAGCTTGGCCCTATGGCTGCAGACAAGATGATGAACGAAGCCCGACAAGACGCATTGCGTCAAATCGGCAAAGAAGCCAACTCCTAATTTCACTATCTCAAAATGCCTGATTGCAACCGCACTTACCCTGTGCGCGTCGATGTCCGATTGACTGAAGAAGAGCGAGACCAGCTCAACGAAGAAGCCTTGCAACGAGGCATTCCTCGTCAAGAGCTACTTAGGGCTCGCGTACTGAGCGAGGCAAATCAACCTGCGCCAGTTCCTGAAATCAAGCCTAAGCATTACTCAAAGGGTCGTGACTCTATTGATCGAGCTATTGACGCGGTAAGCCGTCGATATGACGTTCCAGCCAAGCAACTTGAACCACTTGTTTGCACAGTTATTTGTGCTTTGAATGCACAGTCCAAGTGAAATCACTTGAGGATGCTCTCGATGAGCTTTACGAAGGGCAAACAAACGTAGCGGTTCAAGCTGCGGAGTTGAATATGAGTAAAACCGAGTTACAGCAGGTCTTCAGGGACTATGTATCACGACGTGCAATTGATGATGATATCTGGAGAAAGGATGTGGAGATATCTTGGCCATATATCACCTGATTTATAAGTCATGGCCTCTTACCGCTATCACGCTGGGCGCATGGTTGTATCAGAAGAAGGTGGTGTATGGCGAGTCAAGATAAAAACCAAACATAAGCAGGTCTCGTTGCCTCTTAATGCGATTGAACCAGAGCAGGCAATCCTTGAAGCAGAGCAGCTTTACGCAGATGCAAGATCTCTTGACAATGCCAAGCCGCGTTGCATGCAGTGCATACACTGGGAAGTAATCAATGCTGATTGCAATGTCGGCTGCCTTGAAGGGAGAATGACGGGTGGAAGCTTCGCCAAAGACTGTGCCTACTTCTGGCAGCATCCCGACTAACACTATCGATTGTGGAGACGGCTATTACATCGTTCAAGGAGTCGATGCGAGGGGCGAAGCTATTTACAAGAGCTGTAAACCAGAAGGCGAAGTCTGTCGTTTTTCTTGGGACTACTGGCAAGCCATCATGTACGTGGATCAATTTAAAAATGCCAACACCAACAATTGAAAAGGTCTTGAAAGACGGCGTGTGGCTTTGGGAAGTCTCTTACGCAGGGACTGTTCAATATCACAAGCAGGACTGGCAGGCAAAATGGCTATACGAACAGGCTGTGCAGGCTTACTCCAAGAAAGTCTCTTCGTAGTCCATTATTGCGATGCGGCCTACGGCTTGCTTGAGCATTTTTGATTGATGCCAGTTTTGGCGTACCAAGGCTGTACAGACGCCTTTTACGGCGTCAAAGTCATCGCAATCATTGATTTCCCTGACGGCTCTCTCAACTGTTAGCTCTTCTTCAAGGCTTTGCTCCACCACCATCCATCCGAATGGATCGTAAGGCTCGTCGTTCAGAGGCATAAGGTTCCTCCGTCTTGAACCGTATGTAATCACCTATAGCGGGGAATAACCAGTCCTGCACTGGCAAACAAGCCTGCCAATTCACGGGTTGCACACAATTCATGACGACTGTGGTCCAAAACGCGCTGATATAGCCCCAGTTCATACGACGCTCGGCATCACCGTTAAATGATTGTTGTAGTTGCCAGTAAGGGCATAGCTATGCGCAGGCACGTTGCTCATTAGGTGAAACACCATCTGCCCAATCTTGAGACCTGGGTATAGAGACAGATCGTGGTAGCGACGTTCGTTTTTTAGTTCGAGGGTGAGCTTGCTTCCGTGCCAGCCTGGATCGCACCAACCAGCAAGAAGATGATTAAGGCCGTCTCTGGCGCGACTTGACTTGAGTACAAACTGAGCGGAGATGTCGTCGGGGAGATTAAAGCACTCGCGTGTTTCAGCCAAGCAAAAACTGCCGGGCGAAAGCATGTATGGGTCATCCTTGGTCGCCTTTGAAATATCTACCCGAAATAGCTCCTTGTGTGTTGGCGACTCAGCCATCAAGAAGTTGCCAAGCACTACATCAAGACTGGCTGGATTGATCAGCTCTGGATTGAAGGGCCACACCATCTGACCGCCCTCACAACGCGCACGAATCTCCCAATCACAAAGGACTGCCACTAGATAAGAGTAAAAAGGCAGTTTAGCTCTGGTCTACCGATCCACAAAGACTGCCCAGCCGCTTGCTTCTCCTTCTATAGACCAACGCTGGTAAAAGGCAGGTCGTGACATCCTGATCCGCTCCCCTGATTTTGTGGTGTCATGACCACCACGCTCCATGTCTGGCTTTCCCATGGGATCCATGGCAATGAAGTCGTCCTTGTCGTATCCCATGATTACGCTCCAATGCCCACAGCCTTCGCTATCGCATACGGCTGGTTTGCCTTTGGTGAAATCGCCTTTATGTAGCCAGCCAACCATGATTGGCCTGCCAGCGTCGATCTCAATCTCAATGTCCTCGACTCTTACGTTCCGACGAAACTCAGCATCCAGGCCAAGTGATTTCAGCGCAGAAACTTGAGCATGGACAGCTGTCGTATCACCAAACTTACGGCGTACATGCCGATAAGCATCCTGGCTTCTTACGCCATGGTGAAACGCCACAACCATTGCAGCTGCTGCATCAAAACATTCGCGGTAGCCATAGCCGGTAAGGCTATCTAGTTGGTTGTAATACGGGACGCCGTAAACCTCTTGATGGATGCCACTGGTCTTCCACATTTCGAACCATTCAGCCTCGTCACTTAACAGGTCTTGGTCGATCGACTTCTCCAGCTCCGCAATTGCAGCCAGTTGATGTGGATCGCCTTTTTTAAAAAACTGAAAAAACGGGAGAAGCGATAAAGACACAGCTACGACCCAAACCCACATTTAATTTTCAACGCGAGTCCCTGGAAATAAATTCACTTTGACGAAATCCACTACTTTGTCGTCAACAGTGTTGTCGGTGGTTTTGCAGTATGCAGTCAAAAGGTCTACGACCAGCTTTTTAACGCCGTTTGATTGCAAGAAGCGGAACAAGATTGGACGAATCAGCAAAAGCATGACAAGCCTGCATTTATCAAAATTCTAAACGCGGTTTTGATGACCCTCAAGCCTCGCAACATTCTGCTCTAGGTCTGAGATCCGAGCGAATAGCTCCTGATCCCTAACCCTCAGATCAGCGTGGAGCACATCCATTCGTGACGCTAAATTATCGACAGCTGAAGTCAGACGCACCAAGGAATCCCGTCCATGCTGGTTGTCGCGGTTAGCACCTTTGATACCAGAAGCTGCCACGCCTATTGACGCACCAGCAACAGCAGCCCAGATTTCAACCACCATTCGACCTTTAGCGTGAACTCATCATGGCAGAAGAACAGGTTAAGCAGGAGCACGAACCAGAATCAACAGCTTTGGCGGATTTCGTAAAGCTTGCTGTTCTTACATGGTCGATTGCAATGCTCAGCCTCAACTACCTTGGCTATGTCAAAGCGATGGACCCGACATTCCCTGCGTCGTTGCTTACTGGAACGATGACCAGCTTTGGCGTCAACATTAAACGCGCCAATGGCAAGAAGAAAGAAGAGCCTACACTTAAGGAAGAAACCCCTACGTCCAAGCCAAAATGAGACGTTTTCTCTTTGTATCGTGCCTAACGTTTTTTGCGGTAAGTCCTGCTTCAGCGGACATTACGCACGCTATTAAATCCTCAATCTCGCTAACTGTTGATGGAGCAGCATCGCAATCGATCCGGCAACCGTCTTCATTTGCAGTATCTGGCTCTAACGTCACTTTGGGTACTCCTCCTGAGCTTGGGACACTCACTTCCGGCACTGCTCTTGGGTATACTCCTGGCGCTTACAGTATTACTACTGCTGGTGACAGCTTTTCGTATTCAGAGTCGTACATAGAAGGTGATGATGTTCCAGCTTTTCTTTCTACAACTGTTACTGGTGGTGTAGTCCCCGCACTGCCCAGCTTCTCTAATCAAACGGTTACTTCGGGTGGCATAGCAGGCACCCTGGCTGGCACATTGGCAACAGATGGTGCGATGGCGATTACAGCGGGTGGAGCTGGTACTGCGGCCGTAGCACAGGTGATCCAGGAGCTTAGTATTCGATGAAAATCCTGCTGTTGTTGCTTTTAGCTGCCCCAGCAGCAGCCGTACCAATCGTTCCTAACTTCCAGCAAGGAACATT